ATGTATCACTACCAAAGCATATGCCTAAATTTGGAAAAGCTTTTTTAATACTTTCAGCAAAAGTTTTCTTTTCTTTTGAGATCTTATCCCATTGTTGGTATCTCTTAATCTCATCTTCTGATGCCGTTTTTCCAACTAAAGAAAAATTTATCAACCCAGTACGGTATTCAATATTTGGTCCAGATCTTGTCTTAAAGTCTGACATTTTTAGAAGAGATTCTAGATATGCAATCAATTCATATGATGGACGCCAAGCGCTTATCACATGTTCTTTATTTTCTCTCCATATAGAGTTTCCTCCGCTTGTGAACACAGCTTGACAATTATCAATAATCCTACGTCCAAGTCTAGGCATAATGTTTTGATAAGTATTATTGGTGCAGATATATACGTCTTTCTTAAGCATCCAATGTTCAAACCAACGCATAAATTGAGATTCAATTGGTTGATTTGGTAAAGCTAATACGCCATCTACATCAAATATATAAGTTTTCATTTTAAGTCATCATGATAATTGATAGCTACATATTGGCCATCGAGATTATAACCGCATGCTTTAAGAAAATGTGTAAAGGCTTCACATACATATTCTAAATCTGAATATGATGGAATAGAATACTCAATATCATCTTCTGGTATAGAAGTAGTAATGATCGGATCTTTAATTATAAATTTTTTCATATTTAATCCCATAAGTTTCGATAATATTTACCAAATAACTCAAATCCTTCTTGCATACGATCTCGAAACAGAAAATAGCCTTCAGAGTCAAATTTATGAGTATGATTAGGACCACGGTTCATAATCGAATGTTCAGTTCCTTCAACATTCTCAAAATAAATGTCATGTTCACCAGAATGAAATTGATCTTCCCAATCAGTATATATCTGTTCAAATGACCAAATCATTTTATCTAGAATTTTATTCCAATGCTCATATCCTTTTTCCCAAGCGAGGTCATCACCTTCTTCATAGAAATCAAAAGAGCATTGAATTGAATTTGAAGTTTGCTGAAATTCAATAAGATCTCCGGGAGACCCATGCATCGTTGCTTTTAACTGTTTAAGCATAGGAAGAATGATATACGCAAGAGTAGAATCCATGTTCCATGTATCATATTTATCGATACGAACATCAATCTTACGCTCATCAGAATTTTTCTTAAATGGACCTATATAAACTTTCATTTTATATTCTCTAACTTGGTGGGATCGTTGGGACTCGAACCCAAAATTTACGGATTAAAAGTCCGTTGTGATACCATTTCACCACGATCCCTAAAATTGGTCGGAGTAGCCAAATTCGAACTTATTCAACCTGAGGCGACAGATTTACAGTCTGCTGTGACTCTCCAACTTCACCGCTTGCCCGTATATTAAATGGTGCTCCCGGCTGGATTTGAACCAACGACCAATCGGATATAAGCCGACTGCTCTCACCACTGAGCTACGGGAGCATTTATTTTGGTAGATCTAGATGGATTTGAACCATCGACCTCTCCCCTGTCAGGGGAGTGGCTCTACCTCTGAGCTATGAACCTATTATTCATTTGGTACTTCGAGCCGGACTCGAACCGACACGGATTTCTCCGAGGGGTTTTAAGCCCCGTGTGTCTACCTATTCCACCACCGAGGCCTTGTTTGGCCTACGCGGAGGGATTCGAACCCCCAACCATTCGGGTAGAAACCGAATGCTCTATCCATTGAGCTACGCGCAGATTGTTTATGTATATTACAGTAAAATGATAATTAAGTACATAGGTTATTTTCCTATGTTTCTTCGAGTAAACTTCATCATGATATTGTCATTATAGTATGCAGGTTCATCGTTTTGCATTACTGCGCATAATACATCTTGCTCAAACTGTAGCTTAGCTTCCCAATAGTTGCACTCACCACGCGTCTTACATAATCGTATGATTGTTCTTTTAAAGTTTTCTTTTCCGAGCTTTTCTATTTCTTCTAGGAGTTTTGTAGATGATCCCCAATAGTCTTGCCATCCAGAGTCTTTTCGGATCTTTTTTCGTTTTCCTTTGACTTGTTTGGTAGATGCTTTGGTGAAGTATTTACGGCCAATATAGGATTTACCCGATATTGTGTTTTGAATGAGATAAACGAAGCCGTAATACTCGTTGGAAATTTCATGTTCTAGATCTTTTTCTTGATATAACCACATATTAGCACCATAATATTCACTCTGATGCTAATATTTATTGTTCATTAAATATTACATATTATGCCCAAACATCTTCCCAAGAACCAGATAATGCGCCTTTAGCATAATCTGTAGCTCGATTCTCAAAGAAGTTTGTATGAATAGGCGCATTGACCATTTCTTCAACCCAAGATAGTGGATTCTTCTTTACTTTGAAAATCCCTTTAAGGCCAAGAGAGATAAGTCTACGATCAGCAATATACCGAATATAACGCTTAACATCATCTCCATTTAATCCCTCCATTGGTCCAATTGAAAATGCTAGATCAATAAACTTGTCTTCAAGTTCTACCATCTTTTCTGCAATCTTATAGATTTCAGATTTGAGTTCATCGTTCCAAATGTCTCTGTTTTCTTCAATAAAAGTTCTAAACAGCTTAATCATAGATTCAGCGTGCATAGTTTCATCGACGATAGACCAAGTAATGATTTGGCCCATACCCTTCATTTTACCATGCCGAGGAAAATTAAGCAACATGATAAATGACGAGAACAGCTGCATACCCTCAGTAAATGCTGAGAATGCTGCAATCTGTTGAGCGATAGTTTGTGCATCTTGTCCAGCAATCTGAGCAAAGAAATCGTGCTTAGCTTTCATCTCTTCATATTGCATGAACTCATTATATGTCGATTCAGGCATTCCAAGAGTTTCAATCAAATGAGAATATGCTGCTACATGAAGAGCCTCGCGAGCAGCAAATCCACAAAGCATCATTCTTATTTCAGGTTGTGGAAAATATGGTAGATAGTTATTGACATATCCACCAGCAACGTCAATGTCACCCTGAGTAAAGAATCTAAAGATGTTTGTAAGAAAAGTCTTTTCTTCAGATGTTAACCGCTTCTTCCAATCTTTCACATCTTCAAGCATTGGCACTTCAGTATGAATCCAATGAGATTGCTCATGCTTTAACCATGCATCATATGCCCAAGGATATGAAAATGGTTTAAAGTATTGTCGTTCATCCGTCAACTTCAATTTCTTATTCATACTTATTCGCACCAGCTCTTTTTCTTATCTCCAAAATAAGGTCTTGCATAACCCTTTTCAATTAACATTGCGCTATAGCTTTTTCCGTCAACAAGCATATCACCGAGTACACGACCACCAAATTTATCCCATTCTTTGAGAGTGATCTGGAGTTTAGCACCACTTGCAACTACTTCTTTAGCAAACTTAGTGACTTCTTCGCCTTTCTTAGCTTCAGATTCACACTGTGCTCTAAAACCCTTTTCTGGAGTGTCTACGCCTAGCACACGAAGTTTTAGTTTAGTACCTAGTTCACTTGGAAGCCCAGGAATTTCAAACTCTATAGTATCACCATCTACTGCACGAATTACTTTATAATCATATGGACCTTCTGCTTTACATACAGCGGTTACACCAAACGATCCAACCATAACTAAAAATGCTATTACTGACGATTTCATCATGTTCTCCTAATGTTGATTAATTCATTCTTAAATTGTTGTGAGAGGTAGATTTATTCACATGCAAGACAGCCTTCGCCTTCGATTATTTGCTTAAGATCAATTTCTTCAATAATCTGTCGTTGAATTTTCTTAGAAACTTTATCTGCTTTTCCAATCTTCTCTGAACGACAATAATAAAGAGTCTTTAGACCCTGTTTCCATGCAAGAAAATGTACTGCATGCAAGTACTTAATATTGACATCAGGTCTAAAGAAAACATTAAGCGACTGAGCTTGATCTATATATTCCTGTCGATCTGCTGCGTGTTCAATGATCCAACGCTGATCGATTTCCATTGATGTCTTAAACACATCTTTTTCCCAATCAGTAAGTATCGCTAGATGCTGAACTGAACCATCGTTTGCAATAATAGATGACCATAGATCAGGCAATTCATCTTCAAATAAAACTTTTTGTCTTAAGAGAGCATCAAGAAACTTATTCTTTACAAAACTAGAACCAGATAAAGTATCTTGACGATATGCATTTGCTCTATATGGTTCTACTGAAGGAGAAGTGTTTCCCATAATAATAGAACTAGAAGCATTAGGAGCAATTGCCATCAAATGACTAAACCGCAATCCAGTACCAAATGCATCAAGAGGAGATCCACGAAATAGACCAAGTTGTTCATTAGCAATATTAAGTTTATGACGAATATACTTAAAGATCTTCTTGTTTAATCCTACAGCCATTGCTGATTCCCAAGGAATCATTTTGTTTTGTAGATAAGCATGAAATCCGAGAGCACCGACACCAATTGATCGTTCTCTAGAAGCCGAATATTTTGCGCGGCTGATAGAGTCTGGTGCATTATCAATAAAATACTGTAGTACGTTATCAAGCATTTCAGCAATGTCTTTAAGAAATAACTCATTATCTTTCCAGTCATCGTAATACTCCAAATTTACTGAAGACAAACAACATACTGCTGTACGATTCTTATCAGTTGCAAGAACAATTTCTGAACATAGATTAGACTGCTTGATAGAGAGACCAAGAGCTTTCTGCCAAGGTGGTAGATGCTTGTTACTCGTATCAATAAAGTGAAGATATGGTTCACCTGTAAGCATACGAGTTTCAAGAATTTTTTGCCAAAGTTCTTTAGCCGAAACTGTCTCGCGAAGTTCTTTACTATGTGGATCTATAAGATTCCATGAATCATCTGCTTCAGGGTCTAACATACACTTTTCGATGATTTGCATAAAATCATCAGTGATATTAATGCCGTGATGTAGATTGAGAGTACGCAAGTTTGGATCACCAGTAGGCTTTCGCATTTCCAGAAAATTAATAATATCTGGATGATTAACATCAAGGTAGGCAGCGTAACTCCCACGACGCGTCCTACCTTGTCGATAAGCGAGAGATGATGCGTCATACATTTTAAGGTGCGGCATGACTCCAGTGGACTTATCGTCCGCCGAGCGAATGCCAAACCCAATTCCGACGCCACCTCCAAGCATCGAGAGCCAATTTGTTTCAGATAGATTATCAACTAGTCCCTCCGCAGTATCTTCAATAAAATTTAAGAAACATGAAATAGGAAGTCCACGCGTCGACCGACTAAAAGAAAGAATAGGAGTAGAATAACTGAGCCAATGCAGGCTAGCATAGTCATAAAGCCGTTGAGCATGAGCAGGATTAGATCCAAAAGTTTTTGAAACATGAGCAAACCTTTCTTGTGGTGATGATTCACTATCAAGCATATACGATTCTTTTAATCGCTTAACACCTAATTCATCAAATAATTTATCACGAGAGTAATCAATGTCGATGCCCATATAATTTGTTTTTGTTGTCATAGTTCTTCTCGTTATGTGTTAAAGGCCGATCCATTCACTTACTGGCGTCTTATTATATACAAATTCTGAAATAATTGGTACTACTTTAGATAGTTCTTGTGCGCATTGTTCTGCAATGATACGATGTTCTTTTTGTGTACCTGGATCTGTACGTACTTCAATGTAATGGATCCAAGATCTAATTGTTCCATTTACATACATTCTAGAAGTAGTTAGTCCTTCTGGAAGGACTGCACGTGCTTGTTCTTTTGCAATACCATTCATTATAGCAAACTCATAAGCATCTTTTGCTGCTCGAATCACCGCGTGTTGTTTCTCAAGCCAAATATCATTTAGTTCACGATCAGCAGTTTCAATACTATTCTGGCGATTCCGAGTGTCTTGAAGTCTTGCTTCTCGATACTCGAACCCAAGATCGTGAGTAGGATCTGCATATCGTTGACTAAATTCCTGAAAAGAAAAAGATCGATGTCTCAGGATCTGTCGGGCAATATCGCGAGTCGTATTGATCTCAATACATGCATTTGCCATCTCGAATGGAGACCAATGCTTATGTTTTACAAGATATTTAATCAACCTATCAGAAGTAGAACTATTCTGCTGATTGCTTGGGTTTGATACACGAGCACAGAAAGCAATCATGTCTTGTAAATCATCATCAGCATTGACGACACCATTATCAATCATAAATTCTATATCGCCACGAGTATAGCTCATGAGTTTAACGGGACGATTCACATATTTAGAAATTTCATCAATCATCAACATTTTCTCCACATTTGTAATTGTAACTTCGCTTCAATATCGAAATACGAATTCGTGTCTATGATGATTTTAAGTTCTTCTGCATCATGACCATTCAAAATCATCTCATTCACATCTTTGCCAGTCACTCGGTCTGGCCAAAAACACACATTATAACCAAAAGCGATATACTTATCAATCTTCTTTACGATCTGTGGAGATCTTGGTTCATTATCAAAAATGACAGTACATTTTTTCTTATTCAGGTCTAACGATCCGCTCAGATCTGAACCACACATAGCTATAGAATTTTCTATAAACATGGAGTCTATAGGACCTTCAAACACATAAATGTGCTTACTAAAATTGACAGTGTCTAGACCAAAAACTTTTGGTTTGTCTTCATCTAAAAGTACAGTGATATATCTATTGCCAGTCTTGCTAAAACTTCTTCCTTGACATCCATAAAAATTCTTTTCGCGATCTAAGAACGGAAGGATAAGTCTAGGTTCATCTTTTTCGACGTTAGCGAATTTATTTAGTATAAAGGTATTTACCCAACTCCTAAATTTAGGACAGAAAAATATCTTATACTGAACATTGCTCGGGATCTTTCGACTCATTACATACTTTTTAACAGGATGATCCCAAGCAAGTGAAGATATTTTAGTTAGACTTTTAAGAGGCGAATCGAGCTTATACTTTGGTACTTCGATCTTGGTAATATCAGGTTTAGACAATGGCAAAGGATTATCAAGATTATTCTCGATAAACATATCTTTCATGTACTCCTGATGGAGGACCACATCAAGAGATTTAAGGAAATTAGAGAACGTCATCGAGGCAGAACAGTTATGACAATAGAAGCGGTACTTACCTTTCTTATTGAATATCCATCCTCGAGCTTTAATCTTACTTCTTTGAGAATCACCACACACCGGGCAACGAAAGTTAAACAGTTCACGATCCTTTTGTTTGAACTGCTCTAACCTAACAGAGACAAGATTAATATATTTTTGATCTATCCAGAGAGACATTGTATACTACTTTGATCAACCAACATAGTTGATTATACCATTAAAATAGTATTATGTAAATACCTTTGTAATATAGGAGACAATAAAACCTGCAACGGCAGCTCCACCGATAATGGTATACTTCCATTTTTCAAGATTAGCAATACGCACGGATAATTGATCTAACTGTGTTTTAGTTTCTAAGTGTTCTTTATGATTTTGAATCTTTAATTCTTTGATCATGTCATAGATCTCTGAATTAACTTCGCTCTGTTGAGTGAGTTTATGATCATGAATTGCAAGCAATTCTTTGATAGACGTAGAGACATCACATAGCTTTTCAATAGTTGAATCTAATTTACCTAAAAACGCAGTAACCTGAGACACGTCTTTTTCAAGAAGTGCTATTTGAATCTTGTAGTCTTCGTCAGTTTTGTTCATCAGATCCTGCGCCTTCTTTAGGTTTTTCGTAGTACTGTCTATACGCAGCTATGACTGACTTTTGTTCACGAATAAATCTTAAAATATTTGCATTATTTAGTGCTAAATTCTTGTAACTTGATTCATCGAGCGCAACTAAAAACACAAGACCATTTGTATCCTTAACAGATTCAATCACGTCATTATAATTTTTATCGGTAATAACAACCCATTGCATAGGTTGCATCTTTACATGTTGTGGCAAAGGCACGTCGAGTTTAGGTTTCTCAACGGGGGTTGTGCGAACTACTAATTCTTTCTTAGGTGTCGCGCAACCGCTAAGGGCGAGCGAGCAGATCAGAACACTGATTATTCTTTTCATTTGGTAATATTGCATCCCCTGTGGCGATCTCGAAACATCGCATCACATCGTTAGTTGCTCTGTTAATTTTCTTTTCAAGCAATCCTGCCTTTTCACTTGCTATTAATTTTAAATCATGTGAAGCAATCTTAGTTTGCAACTTCTCTACATCTTTTCTAGCAGACTCAACTTCTTTCATCATGTCTTCGCGAATTGCTGCTTGATCTCGAATAGATTGCTCCATAGCCTCTATCGCTTCTTTCTGTTGATCAACAGCTTGCGTAAGCGTAGCAGTTTGTTGATTTAATGCAGCGATAGTAGCTTGCGAATCCTTATAATAAAAAAAGGCACCGCCAACCACAGTGCCTACGAACGTCAATATTGCCAAAAAAATCATAATCTTAAATTGCATTTCTTAATCTCTACACTCGTGTGTCGATTTTAGTCTTCTTTTTTGGATTCGTCATTGCATCAATCATTTTTCCAACAGGTTTTATTCTTTTAGTCATAGGTTGACCTAATACAGGATCAAATCCCTTTACATTACCAGATCCAGCATTATTAGCTGGAATTGCGGTAATATCTTCGCCTACGGGTACACAGTTAGGCACCATTTTATTGCCCTTTTTCTTCATACCAATTTTTTTATAACCATCCCAACAAGCTTCTGAAAATTGTTTGAAGGATATCATGTTCTGCATCTCCATCTTCTAAGAGACATAGCTTTTCGTGTTGGACGACCTTTTTCATCTTTCATAGGACCACGCATCCCAGACATGCGCGCACAAAACGATTTACGACGTTTAGCCGCTTTTGATCCAGGTTTAACCTTTCCGGTTACTGCAGTTTGAATGCCGAAGTGTTTAGCGCCCTTTCTAGTAAGACCTGCACCACTCTCAGTTGAACGATAGTATCCCTTAGAATCTTCACCTCGTTCAGTGATAAATTGCATAAATGTTTTCATTAGATTTTCCTTAGTACTTCTACTATTTGATTATCCATACTTATATCGCTGTTTAGTATATCTCGACCTTCAACGTTAAATATACATTCTGGCATAGTATTGAATAGTATTAGGAATGGTTTTAAACACTCATGATGGTATTTTAAAGATAAGAACAGCATACGCGTAGTAGGTTCTATACCAAATAAATTGTAAAGAACTTGAAGATGATTGATAATCAATCTTTCTTTTAAATCACCGGTCTCTTTATAGCGATTAAAGAGCCGTTTAAGATATTTAAACCTTTTCAGATCGTCATAAAATTCTTTAGTATCAAAACATTGTGGATTATCATAATGTTTAGCTGCATATAATAAAAAATTACTATTATCCAAGGTTTCACATTTCATTAATTTAGAATGACTCTAGAGCCACCCTCTTTACTACATTGTTAGCAACAGCTATATAAAGATAACTGTTGCTATATAACAATGTACCCTGTTTAATAGTAATCGTACTATTTGCTGGAGTTGCACCATAGATTACGACATTTGCCTGCGAATTACCAAATAGATTACCGACTGTAATTTTTTTGGTAGCAGCATTTCCCGAAGGAGCATCCACTATTACTAATAGATCATCCGACGAGGCTGATGTAAGCGCAGTTAATTCACTTATTTTTTTAGCACGATCAGACATTTAATTATAAGTCCTTTAGAACAGCATCTTCATTGTCACTAGTCATTGAACCCATGGCTACTAGAGTTTCGTACTGTACACGACCAGCGCGGCCGCCTGATCCAACAGTGCGAAGTACCCAACCAGCATGGAAACCTGCATCTGCTTTTGCTAGTACAGCTTCAGCAGTTGCGGTTTGACCAGTAAGTTTTTGACCAGTTTCAGATACTGTAGTTGGTATCAAAGAAATTGGAGTAGTATTACCTAAGTTACTTGTAAGCTGTATACCACTGGAATTTGACAAAGATACGAAAAACACTGCATTATTTGTAAGAGGAGATACAACCGTATTACCTGCCGTTACTGAATACGTAATTAAATCATTAACAAGAAATGGATTTGAAGCTAGCGTAATAAACTTATTTGTGCTTGATACAGCTGTATTACCATTAAATGTTACGGCAGTAGGCGCAGCAATAGTAACTATTGGTTTATCAGTATAATTGCTACCATTAGCAACAACATTAACTGAACTAATTCTGCCCGTAGAGTTAGCAGTAGCATTAGCTGTACCATTACCAGTTACGGTGACAGTAGTATTAGCAAGATAACCTGAACCAGTAAATGTTACAGTAAATGAAAGTAGCGAACCATTTGCTACTGTAGTTTCTGTAGCATCTGCACCAAACATGCCAACTGTTTCGCCAGTTATATACGCATCTGTAGTTGTATTGCCAAAAAACGCTGTTTGGTTTGTTGAATTAGCAGTTTTATTAAATCCAGCTACTGCCCATAAGCATGAATTAGCCGCGTTATCGATATTACCCCATTGTGCCATTTTAGTCTCCTTTATTCGTAAGATCTTCTAAATATCTAGAAGTTTTCTTACTATTTATTTTATTTTCTATTCTAGTTTCTTTGGCAACTTTTATATGATTAACTGCGATAGCTAATTCTCGTATCTCATCAAACGTCTTAACTTTACCAATGTCTCTACTTATTGCAGTAGAGACATTATTTTGTACTATTATATTGCCAAAAATGGGCATATTACACTGCCTTCTTAGGACGTCCTCGACCACGCTTTACGCTAGCATCTGAGCCAATTTTCTTTTCAGAACCCATCTGTTTGATCAATACGTTAGTTTTTATATGATTCAATGTCTTAACTTTTGGTACTGAACCATTAAAGATATGAGTAGAATGTTCAGCGCGCTCAATTGGCTTCAGTGACATAAGATGTTTTACCATCTTTGCTGCAACGTGCTGAGGTACGTGACGTTGACCACTAGAAGTTTGGACAGCGGTTCCTTTTTTATCATCAGCGGCACTGCTTAATTCTGGAAGAATATGGCGACCATCACGACTGGCTGGCTTATATACATCTTCTTGTTCTTCGTCTTCTTCATCTTCATCCTTTCCGGTCCGGGCAGCGGGTTTAGGAGCAGAAGCCATCTTAGACTTATTCTTTGAACCTTTTGGACGACCTTCCATTAGATCGTCAACAAAGGAAATCATTTTTTCTAGTTGCTCTTCTGTAATCTCTTCGCCGATGTAGGCTTCAACTAGTTCTGCGTGTTCTCTCATTGACTTCTTAAGAGCACCAGACTTAGATAGGAAATTGAGAAGCGAACGAAGCTGAACGACCAATGGAGCTAACTGATTAGCTTTAAACGGATAAGTCTGATCAGCTTCATCAAGTTCAACTTCTTCTTTATGAGTAGTTTCATGAACGCTACGAATGGCGTCTAAAAGGCTGGCTGAAAAGCCATAAGTATTTTTTAAGTTTGACATATAAGTCTCCTAGTCATCTATTATTTTTAATTTACGTTGTGCTTTTAAATGAAACTTTGATGAATCTATATCGGTATCTTTAGGCTCTGGAGTCCGGCGAGCAGGAGGATTGGCGAATCTATGAGCTATCTGGTCTTCGACACTATCTTTAGAATCATCTTTCACAAAACCTTTAATCGTATCTAAGTTCTTATTTATATATTCGTGCTCTTTCTCAAGATTCATATCTTTAGCAAATGACATGATACGATCATGTAATTCTTCAGCACGTTTTACGTCTTCTGGATTAGTAATCTTTTTTGCTAGGACTTCTTTTTCAAGAGCAAAAAGGCGATCATGGGCAATCGCAGAGTTCTCAGCTGCAGTAGGATTAGTACCCTTTGGAAGATTGTCATATAGGATCTGAGCTTTAGGACTTACTTCAAAATACTTAGTCATGTATGAACCTACAGCAACTTGATCATTTTGATCCTTTTCAAGTCTCTTATCTCTTTGTTCATAAACGCTTCTTATTGTAGTACAGATACGACTATATCTGTAATCAGTTTTATCGAGCATAGGAACTCTACTAACAAAATCTTTGATAATACTTTCTAAGTTTTTATACTCGTTCATTATCGTCCTTTAAGGAATGATCTGATCATCCAAGCGTGTTTATAGAGTAAAATTATTCGCTAAAACGATTTTAATAGAATCAATAAGAGTCATTAGACTGCCTTTGCTGCAAGCTGAGCTAGTTTAACTGCCCATCTAATCATAACTTCATTATGTGCTGTTTCATGGGCTTTATAAACCTGAATAGTTTCAATTAAAAGATCATTTAGATCTTCGTCTGAAATATCTCCGGCTTTATGATCTTCAATGATATTATGAAGTTCTAGTGCAAGTTCGCCTAAAGCAGAATCGTCATCTTTATGCGATAAAATTTCTTTAATAAGTTCGTCCATTATCGGCCTCTCCAAGCTTCTTCTAATGCAGACATTCTAGATTGTGTTAACTTTATCCAATGATTACACATTTTTTCATTTTTTGCATCTAAAGCTTTTTGAAGATTGGCTGATATGCCTTCTGCATTTTCAGTCTGAGGATCTTTTCTAAAAGCCGTATATTCTTTCATAAACTTACTATGATACAATGCAGATGCCCAACTGACTTGAACAAAAGATTCACCACGGGCATCGCACTTTAGATTATTTATCTCGAGACGGGTATTCACATATGCACCAGCAAGAACTGGATCATGATCTCGTGGGAGTAGCGATAAAGAAAGACATCCGCTTAAAGACATCATTAATGTTAGTATAGCAAGCGCTCTCATGATTCTTTACCATACATTTTATGATATTTTATAGTGTGTTTACTCGGTTTTGTTTTGGCAGTTGCATCACCTGGAGCTGGTTCATATGCCTTTGGATCTTTATCAGAAAGCTTATCTGCTTTTTTCCAATGTCTAACTCTAGCTGCGATAGTAGAGGGACTCAATCCTCTTTGATATGGTTCTTTATTTAATCGGGAATCAGCTTCACGAAGATCTTTATCGGCACCATGATATGTGCCTTTACCTTTTGTAATATACGAATTAACTCTGGCCATTCCCCATTGCTGAGGAGTTGTACCTGGACGATGACCAGAATTCCATGCAGCTACGCCTCTTTTATAAACCGTTCTTAATGTGGATATTGATACACCAGAATCTTTTGCTTTAGCAGCTAAGCCTTTGTCTGCAGATTCTTCAATATAACTTTCATCAATTTCGCTACTCATATAATTTACTGCAGTAGAAATATAATCTTCGGCTAACGTAATCTTTGATTGTACCCATTCAGGAAGATTTGTAGTAGGAGTTAAAAGCTTATCATGCATATACTGCGCATTACGTATGATGCTACGAAGCTGTGACATTGCCATATCACCTTCATAATCATATTCTTTTTTATCCTTCTTACTCATTTTTGTACCTTAGCAGATTTGGGTTTACGTGGCTTCTTTTCAACCTTAGCTTTACTAAGCTTTTGAACTGGAGTTTTGACTACTTCAACAACTTCTTTTACTTCTTGGACTACAGCTTCAACGATAGGTTGAACTTCAACTTTAACTTCTTCAACGACTGCAGTTACTTCGGCTTTAAGTTCTTCTACTTTTTGCTCTATTTGTGCAGTAATCACAGCGACTTCTTCAGTTGTAGTTCCAAATAACTTTCGTATTTTAGCTAAAAGACTCTTAATCATGACTCATCTCCAAGTTTAAATTATTTTTTTCTTAATTTACGTTTGATTCTGTCAGTGCTTTACCATTCTTATTTGTATCGCCTGCATACATGCCGACAATCTTATCATTTATTTTACGATTTGGTTTATTTACTATAGCTGCATTCTTATTCTTAATACCTACGATAAGTTGCTTTAGATATTCTAAAACACTAGAAGCATTTTGTCGGTTTATAGGTCCCTTTTGAAGAGGCTTAGGAGGTACTCGAGCATATATCAAAGTAGTAGTATCTTTAGCTTCGCTGATATTCATACCAGATCGAACATGGTGTATGATTTCTTTGCTATGTTTTTTTAAACTATCTGGTAATCCAGATTTAAATTCTTCATGATTACCGTTTTTAGCGTGCTCTCTCATCTTAGAAGCACTCATACCAGAAACGCCTTCTGAATCAGAATCTCTTTCTCCAGCAGAAACTACATTTATAGACTTAAAGTTATAATGATCTGGATGGCCATTGTATTTGTGTAGTAGATTCTTATATTCATCTACTCTGTCACTACCAGCAACCATAGTCACATGTTGATAACCTTGCCCGTGTAAATCTTTAAGAGTTTCTAAAGGATTTTTAGCAGGAGATTTCTTTATTATATCTCCGAATGCCTTTTGAGCATACGATACTTTGTGTTCATATGATAATGGATTCTTTTTAGCCTCTTGTGAATGCGAAAGATAAACATGAGTGTCTCCACCTACGTGTGCTGCATGTTCTTTGACTTTATTTACAAGCGCTTCATGACCAGTTGTGGGAGGATTCATGCGTCCAAATGCTACTACAGCATGACGCTCCTTTTCTTCGATTAAGTAGTCTAAAAATTTAAGCATTTAAATAAACCATATAATGTTTTATCTATTTATATTTTTAATAAGCAAATATACACTATCTTCCTTGACCTCTATACGCTTTATATGAGGCTTTTTGGTTTTTATTCATCGATGATCGCTTGACCATAGAGGGCTTACCGCTTGTGGATGTCGTCTTAAAAATATTCTTCTCATGAGATTTTAAAACTTCTTTTTTAGGTTTTGCCATTTCAGTAAGCCCTCTTTATTATTATTCTTTGGTCTTGTTTAGCTCTACACGTTCTTTTTCAGTACCGACAACATCATCTTCTTCATCCATCTTTTGAACAAGAAGCTTATCACGATCTTCATTTGAAAACCAGAACTCAGCAGTCTTGTTATAGTTACCAATAAATGCGCCAAGCATTAGAAGGAGTAACTCTTTCCATTCTGATGCAACTGGAGTTTCAAAAACTGTTGCAAGTAGAATGCCAACAATAATTAGTGCAAAAGTGCCAAGATTAATTAGCGTGATTCTCCAACGATTATCTTGCATCGTTTGAAGAAGATTACCAAATCGATTTGAGGGATTTTCCATGATTACTCCTTTGTTTTTAAGAAATTCATTCTATTAAATTCATATCTATCAGTTAACTT